TGCATCTTTGGAGAGAGTTATACGCTCTCAGGGTTGAAGTAACTTAGTTAAGGTTACATTCTAGGTAAGATCTAATCTCACCTATGCGTACACCCGCCAAGGGTGACGTCGGTGGGATGTAGTCCCAACTGGAACTATATCTTAGCTTCGTCCGCCATCTGCCGACATCTCTCGATGTTACAAATGACGGGACTACTTCACCATACAACAGGGAGAGCAGCAATCCACTACAATTGTACGTAAGAACACCCTTTGGTACAGGCATACCGAACCGCTTCCAAACGAAACGGTGAGGTTTCCATTCCCATTGAGTGTACTTATAAGCGTACTTTTTAAGTGAATATGCTGGTCGCTTATCATGAACGCTTACCAGTACTTTTATTCCGGACGCTTCGTCAGCATCCATTGGAACAAAGAGTACACGTTCAAGATAAGACTTAAGCGTCTTGATAGTGCGAGGCAATGGAATGCCATGCAAGATCGAGAACGCGTTAAGCCTGTTGATAGCGACGTTAATCGCGCGGTCGTCACGGAGTGACTTGATGTACACTCCGCGCACGTTGACTCCCGAATGGTAGTCATGACCACACGATTCACGGAACGGTCCTTTGTGAAAGGACTTGTCGGGGTTGACCTTGAATCCGAGTAAATGAAGCAGCCGGCATACTCGTTCGTACAATGCCGTTGGAACGGCAATGTCGTCTCCGAATACGTCGACCTTCTTCATATCGATTCCAAGGGTTTTCCCGGCAGACTTGACCACGGCCGCGAAAATGGCAGTTTGAAGGGGAAAGGTAAAACCATTACCCATCGTACTAACCATATTAAGCGGTATGACGGTGCCCTTATACTCAGTGTTCTTGCTGCGTATAAGCTCAATCAATCCTAATACATGCTGAGGTAGAATACCTTTACACATATTAAAACCAATTGTGTCAGATGCTGACTCTAGATCAATGGTTGCCCATGATCCATCTATGGAGCCAATCCGAGCACGCTCACGATTGATGTCGGGCTGTGTACTCAGGCGTATGCCAAAGTACGATGCCAATCGACACTCTATGATATGGCCGAGACCCAACTGGTAAAACATACCAAGTGGGGTTTCTGTACATGTCGGTCGTGAGATCAAGTCGTTCTTTGCTACGAAGCTTAGGCGGCTACTATCTCTGCACTTGGCATCACCGTGGGACGCTTTACGTAAAAGTTCAGCGTTACTCCATTCGGGGAATTGCCAGATGTAGTTCTCATAATGATATATGAGACCGCGAGTTGGTGCAGATAACTTTGAGGAGAAGAGTTTAGCGTAAAGCGACTCATGGGGGCTTCCTAAGGAAGCCCCGCTCCCCAACGATCCGTGCATAAAACAATCGTCTAGATTGTCTGCAATGGGATCGCCAGTCTCCGAGAGGAAGAACCGATATAGGATATCACGTAGATTCCCATACAGTTCCTCGTCCAGACTGGTATTAAGCTGCAACGTCCAGTCAGCACATGCAAGGTTGCATGCGTTGAATTTCCGAAAGGCAGCATCATCCTGTAAGGCCGTGCATTCAAGATCTTTAAATTTCTTGAATAACGAATCCACTACAGAACGTGCTGCGCTTTCTCTGGCCGTAGCCCAGGGATCAGAATGCTTACAAGGCAAACTGATTCCAGAGGCTTTAATATCGCGAGATAGGCTCTCGGACACAGAAGGTAACTTGCCCATTCCAGTCTCCAATAAGTATCCAAGGTTTTATTTACCCGTTCAAACAAGAACAGGTGGCGAGAGTTTTAACGACATAAACTAGCCCGAAGGCCAGAAGTGCCGTAAAAACGCCTCCCATAAAACCAACAACGTCTCTCGAATTACGGACCATAACTCCTCCATGAGGGGTTACTCATTCCCTGACAAGGTCAGAGGATGCCAGTAACGAGAGTGTCGCCCTGTCCCGCCGAGATCTGCGACAGTGAGCCAGCGAGCAGCGAAAGTGCTGCACGAATATTGGCGCTGTCGTAGGAATCGGAACCCGCAGGAATGTCCATGGTGAGTTTGAAGGTCGCAACTACAGGCGGATGATTAGCCGCGTAGTTAACGCCCTTCCACACCTTGATCATGTGCGTGTTCATAGGGACAGAGGGATACTTGCCCGTGATCGGGTTCGGATTCGGTAGGACCTTAGGGTTCTTAGGCCGAACGAACAAGATCGAAAACGGGTCGGACACCGTATGCGTTCGGACGCCAGCCTGCGTACCGCCAAGGGCGGTAACGCTGTGCTGTTTTCCGTTCGTATCCGGAGCCGAATCAGCGACGTGGGTGTAGGTCGGGCTGGTAAAGCCCGTCTGTGCCCCGCCAGTAACAGGAGAAGAAAGGGAAATAGTCATTATGATCTCCGTTGATGGGTATACCGCAGGGTTGCCAGTGCTGCGAGATTAGCGTATGCAGTTTTTGCCGCCGGTAGTCGAAGACTAACCGGTGAGACTAGATTGTATACGGGTACTCTTGAGAAACTGTCAACTTCTGCGATAGTTTGACCTGGTGCGACAGAGGCCTGAATCGCTAGATTGGTGCTACTTTTTGTGGTGAGGCCCAACACTCGGCAGTTACAAGACTGACGTTTGACAGTTGTCTTAGTCGATCTTGTAATGTAGACGAATGAGGAAGTGGGAAAGCATAAAGAACTTATGTAATCCCCCACGCCAGTAAAGTAGTCAATCGCGAAAGACCACGGGATGAGTTCCCAAACGGTAGGGACGAAATCACGGAGCTGTAAACCAAAGGTTTGCTGAAATTGCCCTGGTTGGCCAACTTCGACTTTTATCTTACCCTTAATACTACATGTCGTAGTAGTAGTGGTTAGGATATCATAGTCAAAATAGCCACACCCGGGGTAGTTCTTTGAACCTGAGGAGACAACAGGTGATCCGGTTTCTCCAGCGAACGCGGATACATTGAGCGTGTTGATGCCTGCAGCAGTTTGTGCTGCAGCTGTCGCCAAGCTTTCTGTATCTCTGATCAAAGGATACCAACCGAAGGAATACTCTAGCCATGTTTCAGCCATAATTCCTCGCTTTTTGGCTTTCGAGACGTGTTTATTCCTTCTCAGGTTTTTGTTAACCTGAGTGAGGTACGACTTGAAGCCTCCGACGAGGGCACGGCCTGGCCTGGCTATCATCCTAAGTGACTCGTTAAGCTCGCCAAGAGTAACACCCAGATTAGCGGGTGAAATTCTAGACTTGCCTTTCGAGACAAATTGTCGAGTGGCGTTACTAATAGGACCCGGCAGGTTTGCACCTGGTGTGGGTTTACTAAAAGTAATCAAATCCGTCTTCCACTGCGTTAACTCAGTCCTATAGACTATTCTACCTGGCGGAGACCCGGAGAGACGCTTTCTCTCTACATAGAGATTGGCGGCCCCTGGTTCCGTTTTGGTAAAACGTGCTCTAGAAGCTGAGACAGCGTTAGTGGCATCCGAATTTGCAGCCACGAGCGACTTCCAAGCAGGCTTATCGCCACCGGAATTAGACTCCGTGTCACTCCATGATACAGTACTTTGGACAGTCTGGTCGTAATTTTCGGCCAGGTTGTCTATGTCTGTAACTTTGGTACGTGTCACGTTTATAATTCGGTGACGAGTCGTCTCACTTTTGGCGCTCATGGGAGTCCACCTGTATCTAGAAGGTCAATCTGACACAACCTACCTGAGATAACTTCATCTGAGTCATCAATCACGACCATGCAGAAGTAAGTATCCTGGTTGCTCATCACGTACGCGATCCTCTGATCAGACCGAAGTCTGAGTCGGAAGTTCGCTGTGAGTAGGCATTCAGAACATACATTCGCATTGTCGAGAGAGGGTAGACTCATTTGCGTTCACCTCAGGTAGTTCGAGACCCTGTAACAAGATGTTACAGAGCTTCAAGGACACGTTAGTGGCCTTGGACGAGACCCCGTA